AAATATCCTATTGCAGGTGTAGGTGACATAATACACAACGGAATATTTGTTCTACGTTGTCCTCGTATAAAATATGCATTATCAACAGCACCTAAAACACCTTTTGTTTCTATTTCATATACAAGATTTTGTGCTGTTCTCTTTGTCATCATATATGCATGAGCACCTTCGTGGCCATCAATAGGGATTAATTCTCTAGGTTCGTTCTTAGCATCTAAAAATCTATAGTTCCAATAGTCTGGTAATTTATATCCTAAAGTAATTAAATAATTGTCTGGTACTTTAATATCAGGTTTATAATACATAATTGCATCATGTTCTAATACAATACCAACTTCGTCGTCACCCTCAGCAATCATTTTCCATATTTTACCATGTCCTGCACTACAACAATTTGCTTTTTGCGCGGGTCCTGGGTTAGGTAAATACTTTGGTGGTTCATAGAATTTCATTTTAATTCCAGTTAAACACCATGCAGCTTTACCCAACATGTTTTGATAACCTTCAACGTATTCCCAATCTAAATCAATAGCATCACATGATTCAGCACAACCTTTAGCATACTTTATTGATAAAGGGTCGTTAATTCTTAAAATATATGCTTTCACTTTGGGTCACCTTGAGGAGGAGTTACTAATTTTTGCATATAAGTATTTGCTTTGTTGAAATCATCAAAGGTTTTTGAATCACCTTTATATTCAACAATATACTCTCCTTCTCGAGGACACTTCAAAACTACTGCTGTATTTAAATAATTATTGTCGTTGTTTAAGTCCATTATACAATTCCATATCTTCTTTAAAGTGCGCATTTAAACCTTGTAGCGCTTCTATGTCGAATGATATTTCACTTGATTTATCTTTTCTTGTATCTGTTTTATGTTTAGGTAAAGGATGTTCAATTACAATTTTATTATTATAACAGAATTGGAATAGTTCTTCTTCTAAGTTTTCATATAACCAAAAACGTCCTACTCGTTCTTCACCTATTTTTAATAAGTCTGATTGTCTAATAGCAGAATTAGCATCATTATCGAATACACCATTGTTCGTCCATGATTTATATTCTTCTAGAGATGCATCTCTTCCAGGTGTTCTAAATTTCTTATAGAAATAATAAAAGCTTTTTGCTCTATCAACTGGGTCTCTTAATAATGCGAATACATCGTATTCACGTGCTTGTTCTTCTGTAATAACACCTTCAGCAATTAATTGATTTAAAGTAAAATGATAGAAAGCATAAGGTCGATAACGAGATACAATACTCTCGTCTAGTGTTCCCGGCAAATTACTATCTTCTACTTCAGTGTATATAGCATCTGGGTCATCAACGTTTCGAATAAAGAAATCCGACAAACTACTTGATGCAGTTTTCGGCGTGCGTAAAAAGAGAAATTTATATTTGTGTGATAAGTACATTATACTCCCTGTGAATAATCAATACAATTAAATCCCATTCCAGTACTTCCCCATTTGTGGTCAGCATATATTTTATCTGGTCCATCATATCTTTGGGCACCATTAATATAAAACTGAGGAATGAAGTAGTGCGATGGGAATATTGTTAATTTGTGTTTAAAGCTTGGAACGAACTTCGAAAGGAATCCATTCCCTGTAGACACAAAAGGTTGTGGGTGTAATTGGTGTGGTTTTAACGTATGAAGCGTATCAATTAATAATTTAATAAACTCATTGCCAGGATTACATGCGAAAATAGGTTGAACAAAATCTGGTCGACCTTTTTCATTTTCATAACATGTATAAGCATGGTCTTCTGGAGATTGCCATAACTCATCTGTATTCTCTAAACAAATCATATCAGCTTCAGCAATAAATCCACCATGTTCATATAATAATTCATATCTTATTAAATCAGATACACCACAAAAAGCTTTTGCATTATAGTAATGTTCTATTAAAGGTTGGTTATACCATCTTCTTTGTCTGAGCATAGCATCTGTAAAAATACTATATTCCCAATCAGGATGTTTATCTCTCCAAGTATACATCCACTTCAAAGGTGCTGGTCTGGGTCCAACCCAGATATGCATTAATTTCTTTTCAATGGTACAGTCCATTATTTTAATATCTCTAAAATTCTCTCTGCAATCTTTTTAAAGTCTTCTTTCGTTTTTCCACGAGTTGTTTCTGCTGCGGTACCGATTCGAATACCAGAAGTTTCTACAAAACTTCTTGGGTCGTTTGGAATACCATTTTTATTTACGGTAATACCATTCTCTTCTAATCTATCAGCAGCTTCTCTTCCTGAGTATTTGCATTTACTCAAGTCAAGTAATATAATATGAGAATCAGTTCCACCCGTTTGAACTGAAATCACATCCGATGTTTCAAATACTTCACACATTGCTTGAGCATTTTCTACAACGTTCTTAGAATATATATGGAATTCTTCAGTGTCAGCTTCGAGGAAGGCTTGTGCTTTCCCTGCAATCATATTCATTAATGGTCCACCTTGAGTGCCTGGGAAAATACTACTATTAATCTTCTTAGTATAATCAGGATTGTTCCATAATATAATTCCACCACGAGGTCCACGTAAAGTTTTATGTGTAGTTGAAGTAACAAAATCTGCATGAGGAACGGGACTTTCGTAAGCTCCACCCGCAATTAAACCAGAATAATGCGCCATATCAACCATTAGATATGCACCAACCATATCAGCAATTTCACGGAACCTTTCCCAACGAAGTTGACGTGGGTACGCGGACGCTCCCGCGATGATAAGTTTAGGTTTTACTTTTGTTGCAATACGTTCAATTTCTTTCATACTAATCCAACCACAAGCTTCATCTACTCCATAGGAATATGCATCATAGATTTTTCCACTAATAGTAACTGGAGCACCATGTGTTAAGTGACCTCCACTTGCTAAATCCATTCCTAGGATTTTATCACCTGGTTTTAAGAAAGCATTATATATTGCGAGGTTTGCGTTTGCTCCACTGTGTGGTTGAACATTCGCAAACTCACACCCGTAAATATCTTTGAGTTTTTGAATCGCAAGAGATTCAATTTCGTCCATGTGCTCACATCCATTATAATAACGTTTGCCAGGATAACCTTCGGCATACTTATTAGTAAATTCAGAACCACATAGTTTCATAACAGCATCTGATGCGAAATTCTCAGATGCAATGAGTTCAATTGTTGTTTGTTGACGCTTTAATTCTTTTTGATATATTCTATCAATTTCTATATGCATTGTTTTTCCTTAATGTGCGATTAGTGAAATAATATGTGTGAGTGCTTCTTCAGCTGGGTCATTAGAACCAAGTACATCGTATGAAATACCTAATCTATTAAATTGAGATATGATTTCTGTATCTATTTGGATACTTAATTCTTTGTCTTGTGCTCTACCATTTTGTTCAAAGGTTTCTGGTCTAGTGAGCATAAAATTTATATTAGAATATTTTTCATAAATCTCAAAAGCAATTCGGTCAATTAAATCTGAGTACAAAGGACCAGAATATTTTTCTCTATATAGAGGAGACAATAATACTGGACTGTCTGTAATAATATAATCAACTTTACCTGCTAATCTTAAAATTTTTCTATGTTGGTGAGCTAATACCCAGAGTTGGTCTTGAAGCATAGGGATGTTTCCTTCCCATACACATTCTTTGGCAAACTCATCTGTGAGTTCTACTTCATATCCCAACATTTTCATTCTATAAAATAATCCTGCGGCGGCCGTACTCTTACCAGATGATGGACCACCATAGAAATTAATCACTCTTGTTTTTGTCATGTTTTTTCAACTAACCATAAAAAATCATCTTCTACAATATAATTACCTTCACCATATAATTCTTCAACAGCTTGTTTGACTGTTGGGAAATGAATATCATGTCCGATAATCATACCACCTTTACGAACTTTTGGAGCCCATGCTTCAACATCTCTCATAACACCATTATAAGAATGGTCAGCATCGATAAAAACAAAATCTAAACTTTCATCTTCAATCTGCTTTGCGGCTTCAGTCGTATAATCTTTAATAATAAAAGCTCTGTCTTTGTATCCTTTACAGAAACTTACGAGGTCATTATAGTACGCTTCATGATTCCAAGCATGACCATTTTCACCTGGTGTCCATTGTTCAGGTCCATCATAACCTGGCTGAGCTTCATATAAATCAACTCCATATAGAGTAAGATTATGACATGTTTTAACTAGGTGTTTAAATGTTTCACCTAACCAAACACCGAGTTCTGCTCCTCTTGTCCACCCATTCTTTCGAACGTATTTTTCGATTGTAAGCCATCTCCAGATGTTTCCACCATCGTGACCTCTATCCATTATTTTTCCCATTGTTTTCTCCTGTTACTGTGCACAACAAATATTCTATATAATCAAATATATTATAACACATTTGGATTGAATTGTCAATTAATTTAAGACCAAAATATCATAATATAAGTTTGAGTTATTCTTCTGTCTCTTCTTTTGTATCTTCAATCAAAACTTTTTCTTCTCTATTAGGTAGTTTAAGTTTTGATTCGTCTACTGTAGGTCCTTTACCAAATATTGGACCTATATTGTATGGTGATGCTGTTAGGTTTTTAAATTGCAATTCCATTGTGAATTGATAACCTTGACCTGCACCTGCTTTAACATACCCTAATCTTTTTTCTGCCTGTTCCGCTTTAGTAACACCTTTAGATTGTACTCTAACACGCATTACACATGTATGACAATCGTCCCAAAGAGGAACCTTTTCTGTTCCGAACTTATCTCTATTTATTCTAGCTGGGTCACTGATTCCTAAGAGGTAAAATCCGTGAGTTGCAACATTTAAATAGTGTGTATACTTTAAATTATAATACTTTGAAATCGTATCAGAAGGCATTTGAAAGTAAATATCTGGGCATTGTTCTTTATCTAAAATATACCTTGTACGTAAATCATATCCATAATGCACTCGAGCATTTTCCATTTTAGCAGCCCAGTCCTCAGTCTTATCTTTTTGTAATAAAGGATAGTTTAAGTGTTGGTCACTAGGATGTGTAAAGGTGCTTTTCCTTCTCCACTTGCGTTCTATAACACTAAGCATATCAACTTTTTCTGCTAGGCCTTTTAGAAATTCTTTTTCTTCATCTCCATCAGTATCACCGTATGCATACTTACCCATACCTAAGTGATGAATGACAAGAGAACCAGCTGAAGCTAAACCAAGTTTTAATTCGCATCCATATTCTTTTCCTTCAAAAAGAATGTCTAAATCTGGTCTGTCTGATGCCGCGCCCGCGGGTGAGTACGTGGGTTTTACCCAATCGTATTTTTTGAGTGTCTTTGCAACTTCTCGTTCATAGGCAAACCCTTGTTGGGCGGCCATTTACTTATCCCAGCCTTTAATATACTCTGTTGAGAAGTTTGCTTTTGAGAATTCCAATCTATCAACGAGTTTAAGACTATTTCTTCCAAGGTGGTCGATAGCAACAAATCCTTCTTGACCTGTTACTTCAAATCCATCTTTTGTTTTAAGGAATGTTTTAAGTCCATCAACATGATTAAGCTTATCGATAACCATGTGTTTTGCATCAACTAAAAGATTGTATAGAGAAAAGATTGCTTCGATATGTCTCATATTCGCTTTAGAAAAATATTTCAATACATCATTACCAATTTTAATCTTAGCAGCCTTTGTTGTTGGTTGTTTAACTTTATCAGCTTGTTTCTGATAATATTCTTTAATGTATGCTTGTAAACCAATAAGGAAAGATTTTGGTTCACCAATACGTTCACCATCTCTTACCTTACTATTAATATAAGTGTTTACTCTTGCGTTTAATTCTGTGTTAGTACCTAATTCATTGAGTACTTTTGCTGGTATTCTTCTGAAAATTTTACCGGCATCTGAAAGAACCTTTGTTATATCAGTCGTTTCTTTTTCGGTAAAAGTTACGTTACCTGATTTATCTTCAAAGACTGCATCTACTGCCCAGACTGATTTTGGGACTTTGAGATAAGGTACAATCTTCTTTCCAAAACTTGCTGACATTGATTCAAAATCTTTTCCTCTGTAGACTGTATGCCAGACCACACCGATTTTTGAGGCATTAATTGTTTTTCCAAGGTCACTATCTTTTGGTACCGCGTAAACAATCGTGTTAGGATGAAAAGTAATATACGTCTCTCCATCGATAGTTTCAGTTTTAAGGTCGTCGTTCGTATATAAGAAATCACCTTGTATTACTCCTTCACGTAATCCGAGTTTTGAGAACTCGGCAAGGGCAACTTTGAATTTAGCATTCAAGTCACCTTTGATATCATTATCAATTTCTGCATTTGTTTTATAAATTTTTGGATTCTTATTAAAGACTCCTTTCTTTGCTACAAAGAACTTACCATCAGTTGGGTCAATCCCAGCAAAGAGTGCAGGCGCGCCATCCCATTTTACAGTTAAACTGACGGGAGCGGAAGTATGTCCAGCTAACATATCACGTATTGCTCTAATATAAGAGAATACATTACGTGTTCCAACTACTCCACCATCAATGACCGCATCTTCCAAATGTGTCATGTGAAGATTTTTAGCTGCTTCCGATAAGTATTGTTTAAACGTTATCATGCTGGTAAATTAATCCTCAGAGGTTTGTAACCCTTTGTTTTCGCTTTCGCAATCCATTCTTTTGCTTGACGATTTTTAATTTCTTTGTTTTTAAATGCTGTGGCAAACCTATAACCTTCCATACCTGTCTTATTATAATCCATTCCTTCTGAATTGTCAAGGACTAAAAATTCTTGTTTAAAGAAAGTTTGAAATTTACCAATATTATTTTGTACTTGTTTCCAATAATCAATTACTGATTTATCAGGTAGAGAACGTGCTCTCTTTTTATTCCTGTCTAATGCAGTTTCTAAATCTGTGTTGACGTAAATCATTGCTACGTCATATCCAATACTCTTTAAGTCTTGTGCTTGATTTTTTATTTTATCGAAGTCCTTACCTGTTCCATCGATAACTAAACCTAATCGACCTTTAACATAAGAGTTTACTTGAATTTGTGTTAATCTTTTTGCCTTTCCTCTTACTGCTTGACCCATTGTACTAAAAATACTCTTAGGGTCCATTTCCATACCAGCTTTCTGCATGGCACGTTCAAATGCAATATCTGAATTGACCATTTTAAAACCGAGTGATACAATAGAAGATTTACCAGTGATAAAGGATTTACCTGAACCTGGTCCACCTGCTAAGAAAATTGCTTTAAAGATTGCTGGGTCGTTAGGACCCTCTTCAATTGATTCTCTCCATGTTTCAAATCTTTTATACATACTCGTCAAAATCTTCTGGGTCTAATCCCGCAAAACTAACTGAACCTGATACTGCTTTCTTTTCACCTTCTTTAACACCAAAGGTAACAATATTTTTACCTGTAGGTCCTACAATATTAATTGTAACTCGTCCTGCAGGTGGGTCTATTTTAATATCAGATAAATCTAAATCTGGATGTTTAGCAATAATTTCAGATTTTTTAGCAGTCGTAATTGCCATCAACATCTTTGTTTCTTTATCATTAAAGCCCATAATATCTAAGATACGTTCACCGAGTTGTTCAGTACCTTCGAGGTCTTTAATTGTTTGATATACGAGTTCTGCAACTCGAGGGTTGATAGGTTTACGTGCTTCTCCTCTTGCGGCTTCTAATTTTGTTTGGTCAAGTTTATCAATTTGAGCATCAGTTAAACCGCGTAATCTTTTTATCTTATCACGTACTGCTTGTTGTTTTTCTGGAGTTTTAGCTTTTAATAAATCTTTGTGGTCTTGTTTAATTTTATCTAAGTTAGAAGATTTTTGAATTAAATCAATAAGTACTCTGTCTGTTTTTGCCTTTTGGTCAAATTTAGCTGCATACTTATCTCCACCTAAGTGTCCGCATAAAGCTTTTGCGGTTGTATTTGCAAGACCTACAGTTTTCTTTCCATATAATTTTAAAGAATAACCATCAAGGATTTCTTTACCTTCTTTCATGATAGCAACACGAATGTCTGCTTTGAAATCGATTCCATCTTGGAATGCGAGATTATCGAGGTAAGCTCCTATGATAGTAGCTTTTTGAGCAACAGCATTTGAAATAAGAAAGTTCGCCATATCAAGAGAACCTTTCTTAATAATGGCGATATTCTTATTGTACTGTTTAGAATTAAAGGCTCTTAAGTCTTTATCCCATTTTTGAACTGTTTGGTTAATTGGTAATCTATACTTTTCGTAATCTTTAGATATATTAACCTGTTCACCTCTATGATTGAAGAGGAATTGACATACTAATGCTTCGTTATAGTTTCCTTTAATGGCTTCGAGTCCACCTTCAAGAAGAACATTATCATGTTGAGATAGAATATCTTCTTTGACTTGAGCGGGAATATTGATTTCGACTTCTTTAAATAGAGGAGCTCGTTTAACCTCACGATTAAAGAGCATTGCGATACCTCTTTTTAACGCTGTCCATGTTGCTTTAAGCTTACGAACAATGTTATCACCCATCTTTTTAAGAAAGCGAATTTCTTGTAATTCTAGGTTAATTTCCTCGAAACTTCTTACGTTCTCGCTAAATCTTTGAGGTTTAGAAACAGCAAAAGTGCTCTCATTTACTGGAGCACTTACTGTTTTTTCTTTCGAATTTTCTGACCTAAAGTCACTAAAGTTTTTCATTGGCGCCTTATCTATAATGAATATTTAGTATGTTATGACTTATTTATAATTTATGTAAGCGTTACATCTGAAAATACGCTTTTACGAGTACCTCTCATTCTTCTACCTATATCTGTTTTATCGAACATAGGTCCGTCATCATCAACTATCTTCTTTTTTCCAGAGCTACCACCGGAACTATCATCAACATTAATATTTCTTTGAGCACTTTCTTCCAATTCGTAAATCTTCATTTTGGCTCTGTCAATACCAACGAGGAATCTTCTATAATAACCTATGTCACCCCAACGATTCTTAAGTTGCTTAATCATAATTTGACCAAGGTCGTCAAGTTGTTCAGATGTCACGATTGCGAAGATGGCATCAGCAGTATGAGTAATACCCATAGATTCAGAAGTGTTAGTCAAGTCAACATCAGAATTTCCATAACCGTCCCTATTGAACTGAGAGGATGTTACAACGGCGCAGTTGTATTCCATTGCCAACCCACGAACTTCTTCTGCAATAGATTTTACGAGTGTATAACTATTCGCAGCTGCAGCACCTCTTACTCGAGATGATGCACATATATTTAAGTAATCAAGGAAGATTACATCAGGTTGAAAGTTCTTTTTGAGGCTGAGTTCATTAAGTAAATGTCTGAAATGACCAGAGTGTACTGAACCAGTAGGATATTCTTTAATAACGAGTTTACCAGGCGTTTTAGTTTTATACCTGGCCATACGTTTACCATAAACATCTCTTGGGATTTCTTGAACTTGGTCAATAGTAATATCCATAATGTTGGCATCAATCCTACGACCAATTTCTTCTTCTGCCATTTCCATTGTAATATACAGAACATTCTTTCCATACATTAAATGATTAGCAGCCATGTGACATTTCAATAATGATTTACCACCACCCGTTGTTGCCAATAAGACAGTCATTGATTTACGAGGTAAACCACCTTTAGTAATTTTATTAAAGATATCGATATCAAATGGAATACGTTCTTCTTTCTTGTGATAGTGTTCATATCTATCTTCAAAGTCATTTAAGAAGTCGTGACCAACACTAGTGTCGAAAGAAATACCCAATGAGTCAGATAGGAGTTTAGGTATTTCACCTTTGCCTATACTAGACTCACCATCGAGTATGTTAATTGATTTACGAATTGCGTTATATAAATCTTTGTCTTGGCAAAACTTTTCAGTTTCATCAATGAGATATTGTACATTAGTATCGACATCAATACTCAACGTATTAATGAGTTCATTTACTTGATTGTAATTATCTTCGTTTAAATCTTTACGATTATCAACAGCAATTCTCAGAGCCTCAACTGAAGGAGGCTCTTTGTATTTGTCTACGTATTCAGAGACAGTCGAAAAGACTTTACGAAGAGCAATATCCTCAAAATATTCTTCTTTTAGATAAGGAAAAACCTTTCGGCTATAATCCTCATTCAGAATCAGATTCGATAATATCGTCTTCTCTATCATCTTCTACTTCCTCGCTTACACTATCAATCATAGTGAGTTTAAATTTCTTCTCAACAAAATCATTGAAACGCTTATCATCAATAAGACCTTTGAAGAATGCTTCATCAGCTTCAATATCTTTGAGTCTACGTTTTGGTTCAATAATCTCACCTGTATCCATATTTACCAAATTGTACCAGCCTTGATTTGCTTTCGTCAAGTGACCAGATTCAAGAGCTAAGTCAAATAGACTTGAATATTTTTGGATACCTGTGTCATATAAGACTGTGAATGGTAACTTAGATTTTTCTTTAACATATCTTGATTTCTCAATATTAATGGTAAACTTAAACCCTTGTAGTTCAGTACCTTGCTTTTCTTGAGATTTAGATATAATAAAGATTTGGTTAGCCGAATAGTAAATACCGGTACCACCAGACACCACGTTCTTTGGAAACAATCCAATTTCCTTATAGGTATGGTTAACAGCAATCATTGGAATATCCTTTCCAGTGAGCTTAGGTGTAACGATACGGAATAAAGATTTAAGCTGTTTAGCACGTGACATGTCAGCAACTGACTTTTCATTTTCAGCATCTTCAACTTCTTTACGAGAAGCGAGGTTACCTACTGAGTCAATCATGATGAATACTTTATCGCCCTTTTCAATTTCGTTTAACCTTTTAGTAGCATCAAACTTTAATTGTTCAACGTCTTCAATAGGAACGTGAATAACACGATTAGTATCAATATTATAGCTTTCCAAATATTCAGGCGTAATACCGTATTCTGAATCATATAAGATTGCAACACCTTCTGGATATTTTTGAAGGTATGCTTTCATACAATAAAGTCCCAATAATGTTTTGAAACTTTTAGATTCACCGGCTACAACCGTGAGACCAGGAAGTAAACCACCTTTCAAAGAACCGCAGAATGCGATATTTACGATAGGTAGTTCTGTTTGAATTGGGTCTTTTTCGTTAAAGAACGAACTTTTACTGAGAACAGTCGACCCTTTGACTGAACCAGCTTTTAGCATTTTATCTAATAGACTCATATTATTCTCCACTTAATATTTGATATAATTTATCTGCAAAAGCGTCTAGCTTCGAATAACGGTCGGGCCAATAGATATAATCCTTTTCAGGATTTGCCTTTAGGTTATTTAGTAATGGTACTATTGCATCATATAATAACTGAGCTTTTTCTGATGCGCTTGTTGCAGCAGCAGCTTTTGTCTCAGCTTCAAGTTTAGATTGCTGAACAACGTCGAGTTCATCAGCATCCATGGCTGTAAAACCAAAATCAAAATCAACGATTGATTCTGTAATTTTGTTATCTGTCATTTGTTTCTCCTTTAAAAAATAGGGAGGGATTGGCTACCCTCCCATACGCATCATTAACCTCTTGCGAGTTCTTTAAAGATTGACAAATCATCATCGTCATCATCAGCTTGAACACTAGGTTCTGCTGTTGGTGTCGGTTCAGGCGCTTGAGCTGTTTTAGCATCAAACGTCAAGTCATCATCACTAGTGTCTTCTTCAAATGTTGACTGAGCAACTGGTTCATCAGAAGATAAGTCAAGTACTCTGTAAAGCTTAGTCTTTAATTCCGCATAGGACTTAAAGTTCTTAGGGTCTACAATGTCTTGTAGTGAATGTTGCGAATTCCAAACGGTTTCCAATTCTCCATCGTCTTCGAACAATGCTGATGGTGCATCAAACTCTGACTTATCATAGTTTGGATAACCTTCAAACTGACGAATTTTCAATCTGAAGTTTGCACCTTCCCATAGGTCGAAAGGATTTACTGGTTCTTCATCTTCAAAAGTAGGATTCATTAAGTCATTCAACTTATCAAAGATTTTCTTACCAAAAGCGTATAGGAAAACTTTTCCTTCGTTTTCTGGATTGCTTGGGTCTTTCACCACGTAGATATTAGAAGTATACTTCAATCTACGTTTTTGCTTACGAGCCTGGTCTTTATCAGCTTCAACACCTGAGTTCCAAAGTTTGGAGTTGTACTCAGATACTGGGTCATCTTGACCAAGAGTTGTAAGCGAGTTTTCGATATACCATAATCCTGTAGGACCTTGGAACCCG